CGTCCAGAATACAAAGAATGGTGTACGAAAATGCAAAAGTTCAAGGAGGAACTATGAAAAAAGAAAAATTAATTATTTATTATTATTTATTTGTCCCATGGATACATGATGACTACGATAAAGATGCTTTACTAACAGCTTGGGCTAGTGGTGAGTCTCCCGAAGACCATGCACTAAGTATTGCAGGATTATTACCAATACAACATATAAAAAACTGGGATGATATTAAACATCATTTTGATAATGAACCATGTGACGTAGAAGGATTTACTAAATGGTCTGAATATTATGAAGATGATGGTTATGTACATGATCCTTGTTTCAGCAGTATTCCCGACACATTAGAAATAGAATGGGACCACACACCTTTGGAGGAACTATGAAAGAAATAACTACTGGAATTAAACATGTACGATCAATGATGTCTCATTTAGACAATGAGATAGGGGATTGTTCACAAGAAATCAAAGACTCTATTGATACACTTTGGGATGCAATAGATTATTTAGAAACTGAAATTAAAAAGTTCAAGGAGGAACTATGAGTAAAATAGTAAACAAAGATGGTCAACCCATCGAATCAGAAAAACAAACTATGAGTAGGCTAATAGACGAAGAGGCAGCCCACGATAAGTTGTTTGAAGATCTTGATGCGGCAGTTTCAAAAGCAGCTGAACATCTAAGCGTGCCCCATGTATTGCATGTCGGCTTAGATTATTTTGTTGGGCTTGCATATGGTGTTGCTGATGATTCAAAACACGCAGATTTAATAATAGATAACACCATACAGAGGGCTAAAAATGAATACAAACCTAGTTAAATTATATTTAGATTTTGAAACATTCTATGACACTCATTTTACATTGACTAAAATGTCTACAGCACAATATATAAATCACAAAGATTTTAAAGTTTGGGGAGTAGGACTGAAAGTGGACGATGGAGATACCGAATGGTATAGCGCAGACGAGGTAGACGATATCTTAGCTGCAATTGATTGGGGTAATACCGCTTTGGTTTGCCACAACACTCTGTTTGATGCCTTCATTCTTACGAGGCACTACGGATACAACCCACTGTATTATTATGATACAGCTGCAATGAGCAGAGGTTTGTACCCTAATGTGTCCGCAAGGCTGAAAGATTGCGTTACGCGCGAGTTTCCGTCTGATAATACTATGCGAAAGGGAGAGGAGCTTGCAAGTGCCAAAGGCATACGCGACCTTAACCCAGAGCTTGACGAACAAATAGGTTCGTACTGTATTCAGGATGTTGACTTAACGTACGCTCTTTTTCAGTCCTATGTGGTTGGATTTCCAGAGTCTGAATTAGACTTGATCGATCTAACTACACGGATGTTCGTAGAGCCAAAACTTCTGTTGGATCAGCCAATGCTGTTGCAATATAAAGAAGATATGGCAAAACGTGCAGAAGATGCTGTCAGCTCATCAGGTGTAACACGCGAAATTCTTGCGTCACAACAAAAGTTTCGTGCACACCTGGAGAGCCTGGGCATTACAATACCCACGAAGAAAAGTCCGACAACAGGCAAAAAGATACCAGCATTTGGTAAAAATGACCCAGCTTATTTGCAAATGTGCAATATGTACCCAGAGCATAAACACATATGGGATGCCAGAGAAGTTGTTAAATCACGTATAGATGAAACCAGAGCACAAAGGTTTATTGATTCGTGCAACCCTGACGGCAGCTTTGGCGTACCGCTCCGATACTATGCCGCACATACAGGCAGGTTCGGTGGCTCAGATAAAATTAACTTACAGAACTTACCCCGCGGATCTAAGTTACGTACGGCAATCAAAGCCCCAGAAGGTCAACGTATGTACATTGCTGATCTGTCTAACATCGAAGCACGCATGCTCGCGTGGCTGGCTAAAGAACAAGATTTACTAGATGCGTTCATAGAAGGCCATGACGTGTATTGCGAATTTGCAGGTCAGGTATATGGTAGGACTATTACCAAAGAAAATAAGTTAGAAAGATATGTCGGCAAAACTGCAGTGCTGGGACTCGGGTATGGTATGGGACACGTAAAGTTCCAAGATACTCTTAAAACAGGTTCGCCGTCAGTTGACGTGTCGGACAGTACCGCAGCTCAGATCGTTCAACAATACCGTGGAACTTATTCTAATATACCTATCTTATGGTCGCGCATGAAAGATCTATTGTTTAGCATGATATCACCTAGAGATTACGGTACACAGTATGGGCCGCTAAAGGTTGGACCGCAACGCCTTGAACTACCAAACGGCATGTCGTTATCTTATCCTGACTTAAGGTATGTAGGCGGTGAATTTATTTACACTACCCAAAAAGGTATCGTACGTACATACGGCCCCCGGCTGGCAGAAAACGTGATACAAGCACTTGCGCGTATTGTTATTACTGACCAGATGTTAGAGGTACACGCACTTCCAGAAGTTGATGTAGTGTTACAGGTACATGATGAAATTATTGCGTTGGGTTCTGAACTTAATTCAGATGCTACAATGGAAAAGATACTAAACATTATGAAAACTCCACCAAGCTGGTGCGAAGAATTACCGCTTGATGCAGAAGGAGGCGTAAGCCAGGTTTATGACAAATAGAAAATCAAATCTTGTCTTAACAAGAAAAGTTGGTGATCGTGTAAAAGTGTACACGCCTGGTGGCGAAATGTGCACGATTACGGTTACCAACATTTCTCAACGCGCATGCAAACTCGCGTTCGAAGCGGATTCAACTGTCCGCATTGATAGAGAAGAGATTTACAAAGTGAAGGAGAAAAAATGAAAATTATATTTTTACAAGCTAAAAAATCTTTAGCAAAAGAAATAACTAAAAATGGCACTAAGCCATACCCCCTTGTTAAAAACTTTACATCATCAGAAGAAGACATCTCTCTTGATAAAAAAGGTCTTAGCAAATTGTTTCGTGCACTTGGCGCTGCAGCAGAGGCCGGTGCGTGTATGTTAAAAGGTTCATTAAAACGTCCGCTCATTGATGAGCCCAGGGCGTTTATGACCGACCGAACAGCTACAACAGAATTGCTCGTGTTAGACATTGATGGTCTACGTGCAACTCCCGGAGATGACTTACAAGCTATGGCCGATCGTATCGTGCTTCAATTACCTGATATATTTCACAACTGTTCGTACATAGTGCAGGCCAGCGCTTCTTTGGGTGTAAAGAAAAATACAATTTCACTACATTTATTCTTTCTTATGGATATGCCCGTACATCCTAAAACCCTTAAAGATTTTTTACGCAACTTAAATTACGAAAGTGAGTTCCTTGCAGAACAAATTACTCTGTCGGCCAACGGCCAAAGTCTGTCGTGCGTGTTAGATCCATCAGTGGCAGACAACAGTAAGTTAATTTATATAGCACCACCTAAATTCGTTGGTGTTGAAGATCCTTATCCAAATGGTAGATTCATCAAAGTTGACCGTGGTTCAGCTGTTCTTAAAATCTCCTCGTCTTTAGTTGGGGTGAACCCTGAAAAAGTTCATGCTTTAGGTTTGCAAATTAAAGACAATCTTAGGAAGAAAAACAACCTTCCTAAAAGAACAGGTAAGTTATCCACGGTCAACGTTGCTGGAGAGTCGCACGAAGTGTTACAAAACCCAGACAAAATGATTATAGAAGTTACGCGTGTAGCGGAGCCTTACGTTAACTGCAACGTAAACGGAGGCGACAGTGGAGGTTATTACTTCTTACTAACAAGTCCACATTATATGTACAACTTTAAAGGAGAGCCTATTTGGGAAATAGAAAAAGCAGATGCAGATTTTTACCGCAATATATTTGAAATATTTGCAGATAAAATAGATGCAGACACTAAAAAGAAACCAGTTGTCTTACGTGATTTTTACACAGACACATTTTATAACGGAGTATATGATGAAACCAAACAACAGTTTAGTGAGGACTACCCCCTCACGCCAACCAATAAAAACAGTCTTAATGATTTTCTTAAGTCTCATAGTCGCGCTTCCTTGGATTACGTTCCTGATGCTAGGGTCGTATTTGATCCAAGTAGCGAAGAAGGTATTAACTTAGACACTGTTCCTTACAGCGTAAATTTATTTCGCCGTACATCTTACATGCTGCAACCAGAAGAGAACGTAAAAGAACTTACGTACGGTGATGCCATTGAGATCCAGAATGTTGCACCTAATTTTTACAAATTGGTAATGCACATACTTGGCGACGGTAAGCCTGAGTTTGAACATTTCATTAATTGGCTTGCGTACATATACCAGAATAAACGTAAAGCAATGACCGCTTGGATATTCACGGGCGTACCTGGGACTGGCAAGGGTTTGTTTGTACACAAGATTCTTAAACCTTTGTTTGGTGAACAACAAACACCAATGCGAGCTTTAGAAAATATAGAAGAACAATTCAACCTTTACATGCGCACAGCAATGTTTCTTGTAGTTGATGAGTTTCGTATGGCTGATTCAGGCTCAGTAGGCCGTATGGCCGACAAGCTAAAACATCAGATTACAGAACCCACTCTAACAATTAGAGCTATGCGTACCAACCAAATTGAGCTGCCGTCTTACACGAACTTTATATTTCTGACTAACAGAGCAGATGCAGTAAAGATAGAAGACTCAGACAGGCGTTACAATGTAGCTCCTCGTCAAGAAGTTAAACTAGAAGCTACGCATAAAGACCTAATAGATAACTTACATTTATTAGATAAAGAACTTTATATCGTGTCAGGTATCCTGAATAAGTTTCAGGTAAACGCACGAATGGCCCACACTGCGTTAGAAAACGATGCTAAGAAAGAGATGAAAGAAATATCCATGTCTGTATTAGAAGAATTTGCAAACGCAATACGTATACGCAACTTAGAATATTTTACTGACATATTAGATATTCCGCTTACAAACACTTTTGAAGCAGGCGGCATTAGCACGGCACAAAGATACGTAAAAGATTGGTTAGCACAATCATCAAACGAACAAGTCATACCATTAGCGCATTTTAAAGTTGTACATGATGCGTTAACTGACACTCGAAATACTATTTCACAACGTGAGTTTGCTAAACGTATGTCCAGGCTAAGTATTAAAACTGCACGTAAACGTATAAGTACAGACCGCACAGCTGGCATACCTCGCGGAGTTGTGTTGGTATGGAAAATAGATAATAATGTACGAAAGGAGTTAATCGAACAACATTTCGATGAAAGGGACTTAGGACTACTAGATGAAGAATCTAACACAATCCAAGCGTCCAGACCTAATCTCAGCAGTTGAGGTCACGGAGGACATAGAGTTAGGCTATATACCAGCTTGGTCATACTCTACCCTAAAAACTTTCGAATCATGTGCTTATCGCTCTTACATAGCTAAAGTAAAGAAAGTGCAAGAANACTTCGGGCCCGCAGCGGCACGAGGTACGGAAATACACAAACAAGCAGAAGATTATGTATGCGGTAAGCTAGGCGAATTTCCCGACACTCTTAAAAAGTTTACATATCAATTTAAAGTTCTTAGAGAAATGTTTGTTGATGCTAAAGTAGAACTTGAAGGCGATTGGGGATTTACACGAGATTGGCAAGCTTGTGGTTGGATGGCTCCAGATGTATGGGGACGTATCAAACTTGATGCGTTTGTGCATGAAGATGAAACGTCAGCTCGTGTAATAGATTACAAAACAGGCAAAGCTTTTGGTAATGAGATACCTCACAGCCAACAAGCTCTTGTCTACGCAATAGGTAGCTTTTTTAGATACCCAGACTTACAGATTGCTAAGACCGAGATATGGTATCTTGATCACGGCACTATGTTAGAACAGGTGTATACTCGGGATGAAGCAATGGTCTTCATGCCCAAGTTACACGATAGAGCAATAGCTATGACTACTGCAACTAAATTTCCACCAAACCCATCTACATACAATTGTAAATGGTGTTCGTATGGCAAGGGTACATACCCAGTTTGCGAATGGTCGGAAACGTGATACTATAGTATTAACGATTAACAAAGAACGATTAACAATCAACGATTAAGGAGTAACGATGAACGATATACCCGTGGCTTACGACCACCAAAAAAAGACTACTAATTTCATAGTAGCAAATCCAAAATGTATGATTACCTCAGACCCAGGCACTGGTAAAACACGCGCCGTGCTTGATGCGCATGCGGCCCTTGGCGGACGTACATTAGTAATAGCGCCCCTTTCTATACTAGAAGCGGCATGGGGGGAAGACATTAACAAATTTCAACCCAACATAAAATACGGAGTTGCTTACGCTAAAAACCGAGAAAAAATATTTAAACAAAACGATTTAGATATGATCATTACTAATTTCGAAGCTGTTAATTTTTTACGCAAGAACACACGATTCTGTAAACAATTCGATACTATTGTTATTGATGAGTTTACTGCTTTTAAAAATCGTACAGCTAAACGAAGTAAAAACATTAAAGATATTATTCACCATTTTACTAATAGGATTATTATGTCTGGTACTCCTAACAGTAATACAATTTTAGATCTTTGGCATCCAACATTTTTAGTTGATGATGGCGAAAGACTAGGAGCTAGGTTTTTTCAATTCAGGTCTCAAGTATGTACACCTAAGTTCAATGGCTTTGCTAATGAATGGATAGACAAACCCGATGCTGAAGACGCAGTTGCTATTAGATTGCGTGATATAACTATACGTTATGCGTTGTCCGAATGTATGGATCTACCAGACAACATTACACGTACGATAAACACTAACTTGTCTAAACAGATACAGCAAAAATATAATCTCCTTGCTAAAGACTCTGTTTTATACACTAAGACAGGGACTGTTAACGCTGTTCATGCAGGAGCTCGTGTCAAGAAGCTTTTGCAGCTAGTTACAGGTGCAGTATATGACGAAGATAAGTTAGTGCAGTTCGTTCATCAAGAACGTTATGACATAGTTATGACTCTTGTAGAACAACGTGCGCACTGTCTGGTAGCATTCAACTGGCGCCACGAACGTAATGCTTTAATTGAACTAGCAGAAAAACAAGGCATAACTTATGAAGTCATTGATGGTACGGTCAAAGCTGAAAAGAGAAAAGACATAGTTGCACGATTCCAAGCTGGGCAAGTTAAAATGCTATTGTGTCACCCACAATCAGCAAGTCATGGTTTAACACTTACTAGAGCTAACACAGTTATATGGTGTTCGCCTACATACAATGCTGAACATTTTCAACAATTCAACCAACGTATATATAGATCTGGTCAGACTCAAAAGACCGAAACTATACTTATACAAGCGCGAAACACTTGGGAGCCTGAGGTGTATAAAAAGCTTAATACTAAGCTAGGGCGAATGGAAAATCTATTACACATTCTACAGGAGGTAGGACATGGCAAAGAAACTAAATGACTTATTGGCCGAATACGGTCGCGTGCGAGATGGCATTACAGAGCTAAAAGCACAAGAAAAAGAATACAATGCGGAAAAGCGTGAGCTAGAAGCGCAGATAGCCATTAGAATGCAAGACGAAGGTCTTGAGAAAATATCTAATGGCGGACGAACACTCTCCCTTAAAAAGGAGGTTGTACCTACAGTCGATGACTGGGATACGTTACAACAGTACGTAGCAAAAACCGGCAGGTTTGAACTACTACAAAAACGTATGTCAGCCACCGCCTATAGGGAGGCTATCAGTCTTGGGGATAACATCCCTGGGGTTGAAAGTACGGAGTTGACCAAAATTAACTTTAGGTCAACATAATAATAACGAGTAACGAATGACGAAGGAGGAATAACAATGTCAAACGATATTAGTGTAGTAACGAGCAAAGTCCCAGCTCATGTTAAACAGGGATCAAAACTAGGTAATGAGAATGTTCAATCTGAACATATATCAGTACCAAGGGTAAAGCTACTTCAAAAAATGAATCATGAAGTAGATCCAAACCACAGTGAGTATGTAGATGGAGCCAAAGAAGGCGACTTTATAAACACTGTGACTGGTGAAAATTATGGTTCGTCTATGTATGTAGTTAATACACACTTCAGAGAAGAATTTGTTGTGTGGAGAAGACGGGACGAAGGTGGTGGTCTAGTAGGGAACTTCCCAACTAGAACAGAAGCTGAACAACATCTAGAGAATAATTCTTTAGAAGCTGAAAAGCATGACATCACTCAGACCCAAATCCATACGTTATTGCGTTTGGATGATAAAACATCTGAAATCTCAGATATTCCGTTTCTATTTGATTGCGCTTCATCAAAGCTCAAAGTATCTAGAGAATGGAATACTAAGATAATGAAACAAGGCGGCGATAGATTCGCATACTTGTGGAAGATGTCTTCTGTCCCACAAAGTAATGCTAAAGGCTCATGGGTTAACATCGATATTCAAGGTGTTGACTGGTTAAAAGATGAAATTTATGAAAGTGTAAAATCTTTCTATACAGCTTCATTCGGAACCAGCTAAGTGTTACGTGCGTTCGACCTGCGACATATAGTGTCGCAGGCACGAGCCTATTAAAACATGTTACACTCCTTATGTGCGTGAAAAGGAGTTCATAAATAAAGTGCACAAGCACTTACCTAAAACCATCTATCGATGGAAGATTAACGACCCCTACCACGGGGGAGTTCCAGACACTTTTTACTCAGGTCGCAATGACCATTGTTTTATCGAGTACAAATACACAGAAAAAATACCAACAAAAGAGACTTCTAAACTAAAGTTTAATTTATCCCCACAACAACGTATTTGGTTAAACCTTCAACTTTTTAATAACATTAAATGTTATGCCTGCCTGGCTATAAAAAACCAGGTTTACCTAACGCAAGATTTTAATCTAGAATATATAACCCTAAAAGAATTTAATAAGCAAAGCATAACCTTTGATTCTTTTATAGAATTTATAACCAGCATAACTATAGGAGATAAAAATGACTGATTACGTAAACTCACCCCCGCATTACAATAGCGGAAATATAGAATGCATAGACGCAATAGAAGAAAGCATGACGGCGGAGGCCTTTAAAGGATACCTAAAAGGCAACATCCAAAAGTATATGTGGCGTTATGAAAGCAAAAAAGGTCTTCAAGATGTCTTAAAAGCACAATGGTACCTAAATAGATTAGTTAAAACGCTTGAAAAGGAAGAAACCCTAGAGGACGCACGGACAAGCCCCCCAAGCAATTTTTCGTAGTTTTGGATTAATACCTTTGACCGCTTTAACAAAACGCAACAGCGTTAATTGTGTGAGGTCATTTTTTCCCAGATTTACGATTTCGGGGGAAAGAACGGTTTTTTGACTTTCTAACTACTCTTAAGTTAGATTTATTAGAATTTAGTGGGTTTCCGTCTTTATGATGTACGTCTTTTCCATCTCCCTTCTTAACTTTCCCTGCTCGTTCCATTATACGCCGCACTTTATTTCGCATGGCACGACGTTTTTTTTGCTCAGGTTTACCTTGATAATTCTTATATTCTTTTTTGTAGTTTCTTTTCATCTCTAATAAAAGTAGAAGGATCTGGGTTCGGTGTAAAAAAACCTAACAAAAGCCAAATAGAAAAAAATATTAATATTAAATCCATTTAAACAGTATCAGCCACCAAGAGGATTTTTATTGTCATCTTTTATTTCCTCTATGCGTTTATTTAAACTTATTAGGTCAGCTTTTATAGTAGCTATATCTGTTTTAATCTCTGTAACATCAGGAACTTCAATATTGTCTATCTCTTTTTCCAAGAATTGAACAGATGTCTCAATGCCAGCAAACCTTTCTTCAATGATTTGCACATTGTCTTCTGCTTCGCTTATGCCACCAATTTTAGCTTCTAAGTTCTCTAGCCTGTTTACATACTCAGCACCCGTGTAGCCAAAGCCAGCTAGTGTTCCTACTATGCCAACAAGGGCAATAATTTGTGTTGTTTTATTTTGTAACCAATCCATAAAATCTCCTATAGTGTTGGCTGCAATTTCTTTAAATCAGTTAAAGTTTTTATACTTTGTCCTGCTAAACCATAAAATGCAGCATTATTATCCGATAGTGTATTATTAGTATAAATGCTTTTTGGCTCATACCACAATTCTTTTTGCGGCATGTCTACTGCTCTATAAGCGTTGAATCCTGGTAAAAACCCCATAACAGCAATAATAGCGTTTTCTGAACCATACTCTCCAGTTTCTGCTTGCTCAGCTGCAACTTGTTCTTGAGCTGTCTGTAGATTTTGAGCAATTATATTTTCTACAGTTGTTTCGCTGTCTGTATCAGCACTAACAGATGCAATAGATGTGTCCATTTGATCTTGAGTGGTTTCTACTGTCCCAACTGAAACAACTGTGTCTGTTGAAACTGTTTCGGTTTCTACAGATGTAGAGCTAAAAGAAGATCCAGATACAGACATGCTACTCATATCAAGCACTTGGTTAGTTTGGGCAGTAGATGATGCAAACTGATCTGACATACTAGGAGAGCTACTAGTACTAATACCAGTATTAGATGATGAGCTTACAGCATTACCAGCAGCTATAGAGTTGCCTGTAGCGTGTACAGAATTACCAGAGTTAGTACCGCTAACACTTTGATTTGCAGTTGTTATGGTAGATGCAACCACTCTTAATGCTATGTCTCTACTAATAGAACTCTTACCTGTAGCTTCTTCTCTTTCTGCGGTTTGAAACTCTTCTTCAAAAACTTCTTCAAATTCTTCAACTACTTCTTCTCTTTCCAATCTTTCTTCTTCTATTTCAGCTTCAGCTATTCGTTCTTCTATAGCTTCAAAGACTTCTTCAACAGCTTCCTCTTCAAATATTTCTTCTATAAACTCTTCTTCAGGATCATCAAGCTCTACAAATTCCTCTTCATGCCGTTCTTCAAAACGCTCATTTGTTTCTTCTTCAAGCCTTTCTTCTAGTTCTTCAATAGTTTCAAATTCAACAAATGTGCTTGGCTCTCTAAAGTCTT